GTCTCTGCAATTGTACCGATGCGTTGTGCTTTGGAAGTTGGCATAGTTAAGTCTTGGGTATCGTACAGGGTAGCAAGTGAAGTATAGTAATCGTATTGTAACTCTGCCATCTTAATGTGTCTCCGCCCAGTTGTTTCCTATCTTGAACTCTCCGTCCAACCGTACATTCATCCGTAGTTGTTTACCTGCGTGGCGAATCGCTTCGACTGCTAGATGTCCGAATGCTTCTGCTTTGTCGGGTAGTACTTCAGCTTGGAACTCGTCGTGGATATTAGCAACGAATGCGTACTCCCTACCGTGTTGCCATCTTAGCTGGTTGAGCTTATGAAACAATTGGACAAGTGCTACTTTCATTACTACTGCACCTGCTGATTGCAATAACATATTAAGTGCTGCGTGACTGCTTCGTATCGGGAGGATGCGTCCGTCAAGACCGATCAACTCTCCACCGTGCTTTACCTTTCGTTGTACATCCTGTTGTAAACGAGCGAGTGCTGGCAGACTACTGAAGAACTTACGCTTTAGTTTTTGTCCGAGCTGTGCGTTACCACCTGCTATGTTCCCAATCTTCTCGTCACCTGCTCCGTACAATAGGGCGTAGATAAACGTCTTAGCTTGGTCACGTGTCTCTAGTCCCGCTGCCTTTTGATTCACTGTGTGTACATCTCCTTCGGTCACGATCTTAGCGTACTGTCCTCTGTCGTAGAATGCCATGTAGTGTGCAAGCATACGAAGCTCAAGACCAGATGCATCACACCCTACTAACTTGTATCCGTGCCTAGCTTTAAACAACTCACGACACTCCGTCCCGTACTCAGCTCGTACACTTGGTACTTGTGCTACATTAGGATTGCTGTGTGTACATCTACCTGTGACTGCTCCGTTGGTGTTGACGCTACCGTGTATCACTCCGTTCTTTTGTAGCTTGAGCCACGCTTGTTGTCCCTCTGCTAACTGACCAAGTCTTTTCTGTACTAATAGATACGATAACAAATCCTCTGCTATAGGGTGGTCGATACCACGTAATACAGATTCATCTACCTTATAAGATACTCCGTCGTTCTCAGTAGGTAGTTCATACCCAAGACCCATCAATCGTTCAGCGATCTGCTTACGACTACCCGGATTAAAGGGTATCTCTTTCACGGCGTTGCCAGTCTTCACTGCATTCTTAACGAGTGCTTGTACTTCCCCTGCTTCTTTTAGTTGTAGCTTGAGATCGTTCTTAGTCTTACCTTCGTATGTTGCTTGCTCTGTTGTCAGCGTCCAACCAGCTGGACTCTTCATCTCTACCGCTGTTGGTTTCCAAGCATTCTGTAAGTCAGTAGTCAGCTTCGCTCGGATACCCATCAGCTTGGCAGTCAGTACGTCTGCTTTATTCATGTCGAATCTAAACCCGTGTCGCTCTTGCATCGATATGATAAACTTGAACCAATGTTCTATAGCTATCATCTCTCGACTTGGGTTCTGCTTGAATAGATAATCGTACAGCAACTGTGTTACGATAACATCACGCTCACAGTACTTCCGCATCTCTTCGTTGTAGCTGTCGAATGCTCCGTCTTCCTCTCCGTACGTCAGCTTTGTTGTGCTACCCATCCTGTGTCCCCACGCTTTTAACGAGTGACTACCAACCAGTGCTTTGTCAAATCCGTTCCGTCCGAAGTCATCGTTCCGTAGATCAGGAAACACACACCGACTAACAACTAATGTATCTAATACTTTAATGAGTGGTGGTGAGAAACCGTACAGCTTCTTGAGTGCTGGTATATCGAAGTCGATGACGTTGTGTCCGACGATACGCTCTGCTTTCTGTAGCTCCAGTAATCCACGCTCTATACTTTCCCCGTGAAACGTCAGCATCTTAGGGATCATAGGATCGTAGATAGATAGACAGTGTACGGTGTGTAAGTCAGAGTAGGTGGACCAATCGTTAATGGCGTTGGTCTCTATATCAAAGAATAGTGTTCGTGTCATGACTGCGTATATTTAATAACTTCGTCGTCTATCCTTCCATACATCATTAACAATTCTTCGTTATCTTTAAAATACTTAGATACAACTTTAAACATAGCTTCGAAACAATCTCCGTCCGTTTGTAAATCCAAGGGTTTGTAAGTAGATTTGAAGTATCCTGAAGGAACTGAGTGGTCTTCGTCATGCTTGTACCAAAAGTGGTTACGCATTTCTACTCGTGCAGTGTTTAGCATAAAGCTTACTATATAACCTATTTGTTCGTCTGTAATTTTCATATATTAATTCCTCTCTGGTTTATCTTGTATGTTATTTTGTTTTATTAGTTTTTGATAAGGCACTAGCTTCTTCAAAGCCTCTACCCAATCGTTGTTATGTAATCTGTTCTTAGGGTCTGCGTTCTTAGCTGCGTCTATACACATATCAATGAACTCAGCTTTCCATTTATTAGAACGGCTGACTGTTAGTTTCTTCTTGTTCTTCTTCATCATCACTTGATAGCCACGCTTCCTCTTCTCGTTTTCTTTCTAGCTTCTTCTCTTTCTTTCTTTCTTTCTTTTTCTTGTTGTATTCTTTAGCTATAAATCTACGAGCTACATCTTCCAGCTCCATACCAAACTCATAAATAACTTGAGGGTCTGAGGTTAACTGATGTGCTCCGTATTTTTCTAGAACTTCGTTCGGTACTTTGGCGGCAGCTTCGGCTAAATCTCTATAGAATTTACCTGCTTCAAACAAGAACCATAAATCATCTTGATCGAGGGCTGGTCTCCGTGTTCGACATGATTTTTTATTTGGAAGGATAGATGGCATAATTAGAATGGGTTATTGGTTTCATCATTTGTTGGTTTGAACACATCAGGAGTGTACCGTCCAGTGTCTCCACTATAGTAGAGTGTGTCGCAGTGTCCTGTTTGTCCGCTGAACCTATTCTTCAGTACTCGGACTCGTGTCTCGTTGCTTATTGTTTCGCTTTGTTGGTTACGTTCCAGACCGATCACCATGTCCGACAGCTGTGCGATTGCTTGGCTACCTCTTAGGTGGTGCAGACTTACTCGTCCTCCTTCTTCGTGTCCACTATCGACACGCTTCAGATGGCTGACAAGTACCATACCACATCCTGTCTCTTCGACTAAAGAACGTAGCTTGGTCATGGTGTTGTCGATCAATCGTCGCTCGTCGTCCCCTTGAATACCGCTCACAACAATCGATAGGTGGTCCAAGAAGATCCACTTACAATCGTACCCCTTAACCAAGTACTTTATCTTACCTAGTAAGTTGTCGCTATCCATACTACCGAAGTGATCGTAGGTGTAGAAGTTCCCGTTACCTACCGTCTCTTCAAACGCAGGTCTCAGTACCTCCTCACTTGTATCGTCTTCCTCAAGGTGGATAGGTTTGTTTATGTGGATGCCCATGATACCCAGAGCTGTGCGTCGTACACTTTCTTCAAGAGCTATGTATCCTACCTTCTCGTTAAGTCCGAGGATGTGGTGAGCGATCTCTCTACAGAACAACGACTTACCTATACCACTCCCTGCACACACAGTAACAAGTTCTCCTTGTCTTAGTCCTAGTGTCAGCTCATTCAACCCCGCATACGGATAAGGTATAGACTTACTGTGCTGTCGATCAGCGATAACATCCCATAGTTCTTTACCATTTACGATACCGTCTGGTCTGTACTCTCTCGCATCGAACAAGCAACTGACTAACTCCTTTGCTCGTCCAGCTACTAGCATATCCGACGGGTCTTTCAGTGGAAGCTCTGCGATGTACGCTTTGCCGGGTGTTAAGAGGGCTGCACATTCTGCTGCTCCCTTTCGTCCGACATCATCCATATCAAAACAGAACACCACTTGTTCGTACCTGTCTAACCAATCGATTGCTTGAGCTACATATTTCTTAGCTGCTCCTGCTCCGTTCGGTACAGATACGACGGGCCACTTGTTATCCATAGCTTGACTGGTACTAAGAGCGTCGATCTCTCCTTCCACTACAATGACACGACGACCGCCGTCTCGCCACAGGTGCTGACCGTACAATCCTAACAGTTCTCCTTTGATGTGGAACTTCTTGTTAGGTGTACGAATCTTTTGTCCGCACGTCTTACCGTCTCTTGTTTTATAGTTAGCTATCTGTACAGGCTCACCATTGTATACACCACACCAGTACCCCCACTTCCGACAAGTGTCTTCAGTTAGGTTACGTCGTGCGATTGCTTCTGGTTCTCCTCTTACATAATCTCTCGGTGTTGGGGAGGTTGATTCATTCTTCATTCGTCCGGCTCCACGGTGA